ACGTAGCCATTAGTTTTCTGCCCCTTGCACTTTAAGATTTGCTGAAATAATGACAAATTTCACGGGATCAGTTACAGAAACTTCAAAGATTCTGTCTCGCGCTGTTCCCAATCTGCGCCAAATGGCACGATTCTTGTATTTGCCAAGTTGACCAACTTTTGTCCAATATTCATTTGACCAAGTTGAACCACCGTCATTTGACCATCTAAGCATTGCTTGTGGGCTGTCTGTAGTGACATAACTTATGGTGTTTTGAGTACCTAAAATGTAAGTTTTTTCAACTTCAATGGTCAAAGTCGCACTAGGGGTAATTGTATATGTATCGCCAAGGTAAGTGGTGTTTGAGCCAGTTTCTTGAATTGGCCCAGACAGTCCCGTAGTTCCCACGCCCGGCTGAAACTGAATTTGCAATTCATCAAAATACTGGCGCTGAAACTCAGTCACCAAGTGTGGCGCTCTACGCAATCTGCGGATATTCTGGCCATCGTCTGTGTAATTGTTTTTATCCAATTCGTACAGCTTGCCGTTTTCATAATCACCAATAATGACTAAACCTTGAAACACAGCACAACAATTACCACGGTGACGCTGATAAACATTTTTATCTGTTGTGTAAAGCCATTTGTGCCACATTGCTGTGGTTGCGTCATAAGCCCATGTCAATTGGAGTGATGGGAAAGTGACAACATAAACCTCATGCCCTTCAAGCTGATAAGTCCATGCCAAAGCATCACCAACATATTGATTGACTAAACTGTTTTCTACTGCGTGAGTAGAAATCCTTTGGGGGACATAACCCTGCATTTGCATAATTTGGGATTGACCACGATTGTTTCGTGAAACATAAGCAAATGAGTTACCAAGGCGATAAAGAGAAAATGGTGCGGCAATGCCGTGTTGGGTAGAAGTGCCGGGTATTCTTTGTAATGGGAATGGTACAGTTCCAACATCAGTCCAAACTTCTGAGGAAATTTCCCCCATTAAATACACTTCACGGTGATCAACAATCAAAGCCACCAAATCATCTGGTGCGCCATCTTTTAGTGAGAAACTGGTAGTGGGTGAAATAGGCGACAAAAGGTCACTAGCGCCAAACTGTTGCGTTGTGGGGTTGTTATAGACAAAGTAATTGTCAATAATATCAACCGTGTTTGCACCGCTAAACGCACCGTCAGTTGATGGCAGAACGGAAAAGTTTAGACCATACATGGTCACGCCTGTTGCAACGGTACTTGCTACGCTTAATGTGTAAGTTCCCGCCCCGCCTGTACCCGTCCCCAAAGCCGTAATGATTGTGCCAAGGGTTACGCCAACGCCACTAATAGTCTGACCAACGTGTAAAACGCCTGATGTGACCGCAGAAACAGTCATTGTTGTGCCAGCAATAGTGGCAGTTACAACAGCACCAACAGCGGCAGAATTCATTGTTCCAGCCGCAACAGTTTGACTTCTGTTAATCGTGTAAGTTCCTGTGCCGCCAGTTCCCGATCCAAGCGCAGTAATGACAGTTTGCGCTAATACGCCAATGCCAAACAAAGCCTGTCCAACAGCAATCGTGCCACTAGAAACGCCCGTTACAGTCAATGTTGTGCCGCTTGTTGAGCCGTAAAACACGGCAGACGCAGGGCTTGATATGTACCATGTGTAACGATAAGCACCGTCCACAATATAAACATTGATGCCGTTGTCAGTAATACGAACTATTCCTGTACTGGAATTAAGTTGTCCAATTACCGCAGGGACAAAATTAGCTGTTAGCGCATAGACGTAAGGCCCACACACAACAATCATTTGCTCACCGCCTGACACGGTGTGAAGCCCACGCACCTCTTGAGCATTTGGCAATAGGGATTTCAGCGTCAGACCCGGTGTCGGATAAAGCGCAATCACCCCACGCTCACCCTGCTGTTTTACAGGGTCAACTTCAGGATAAAAATTGATGCACTCTTGAGCATCCTGATAGATACTCGGTGCTTCATACGATGCGCCAACAAAACCAAAATCTGGCATGGTAGCCCCTTAAATAAAGCCGCCAGTAAGAATCCAACCCGCATCCTTTGCTTTACCCGTTAACAAAGCGTCAGGGTAACGTGCAGTTTGAAGCGGACTCATGTTTGTGCGCTTGAGGGTAGCTTTAGCTTGCCCTGCAAACGTCTGAATCATCGTTATTTGCGTTGGTGAGGCTTTGCCATACATGGGCATCAAACGCTCTGCCAAACACCATCTAAGGCACATTGTGTAGCCTTGTGGAAGCGTTAAATCCTCATACATTGAGTCATAACGGCTAAACAGGGTATTGGCAAACAAATGCAGTTCACCTTGTGAGGGGCTAGGCCAGATAAACAAGTTGCCTGAGTCAGCACCGGGATTAAAGTACACCGCTTTTGGCCACGGGCCACTTAGCGTCTTTAATCCAATCATTTCGTAATCTTGGAGAGCTAACACAGACATTGGGTAGTCCAAACCACCGCCCGTAATAGGCTGACCATTGGATGTAGTGTTTACCCTAACAAACGCAGAATCAATGTTCAAAGGCTTTTGGTAATAAGCCGTAATTGTTGTGGATGCAACGGTTTGGGAAATGTTTAGTTGATAAGTGCCAGTTTCGTTGATGTTGCCACCAGCGCCTGTCAAAAACTGAGTAATCTTTGTTCCCGCTGTGATTCCCGTACCACTTAGGGTTTGCCCTTGGGCAATAGCACCAGAAGCAATTGCAGTCACGGTCAGGATATTTCCTGTGATTGAGCCTGTAAAAGATGCCCCAATAAAGTTTTGAGTGGAGGGGTTAGGGCCAATCGTGTATTGCGTTTGACCAGAAATAACAGGGCAAATGATCTCTGTGACATTGAAAACCATCATGTTTTCGTTTGACCATTGGTCAATCATGTCATTCATCATTTCAAACGCATCAAGTGCCGCGTCTGGACTAGGAGTTTCACCAGCTTCCAATGCACCAATGTCTTTTAGCGCTCTGCTAACAATGTCATAAGGCACAGCCATAGTGATTCCTTAACTTAACTTAAATGTGGGCGGCTTCCAAGGCAAAGCAATTTCTTGTTGTTTTTTGACAGATTCAAGTTGCTCTATTAGCCTTGATTTTATGCTACTTACACCGTCTTGGGTAGTGCCTTCGTCAATCCAATTTGCAACCATTTCCTCAGTCACTTGGGATGTTGGAATTGTCGCCTTTGTAGGGTCAAAATCCCAATATCCTTCAGTCTCAATTCGTAGATCATCTTCAATCAAAGAAACGTGATATTTAGCCTGAAATATGGCTTTTGTATCACCTTTTAATTCGGAAATTTTCCAAACAAATCTCATTTTATAAGTGCCGTTGAAGTGTCTCGGTCAAGGGTTAAAACACCCTCACAAGCAATGTTCCAATCAATACCGTCAGTTTCATCCCAAATTGGAACTTCAATTTTAATGTGCTTGACAAGATATTCTTTGCCATCTTCAAACACACGCCAAACGTGTTCCATTGAACCCCTACCATCTTGACCTCTGCTTTTGTTAAAGCGAATCAAGAATTTACTCATACGATTTCAGCCGCTGGCGCAGGGCAAGATTGTGGGGCTGGAATAACAGTCAAATTAAAATGAACAAATTTAATTGGTTTATCAGCGGCATGGCGTGTAAATGAATGCGCTAACCAAGAATTTGCAAAAATCATCATGCCGGGTTTGGGGGTAAAGTTGATTGCTTTACTTGCAGGGGTTGCCATATTTACATCTTGCTCTGGCAAATCAATCTGAACTTTAGCGGCTCTAGGATCGTGAAAAACAACATTAGAACAATTTTCTGGTGTTTCAAGAAAATAAAATCCAACAATTTGCGATCCAAAACCATGAACATGGGCATCCATTGCAGAATGTTTGTAATGCTCTTGTGTCCACATTTCTGTAAATTGAACAGCCATGTTTTGCATGGCGTAACCTTGTTCATTCAAGATATTCCATGCAGTTGCACCAATAAACTGAGAAAAACTATCCACTCTAGGATCGGCAAAATAACTGCCACTCATAATAACTGGATAAATTTCATTAAGTTTTTGAGTTTTTCGTTGAATTTCAAGCGCTTCCTCAGAAACTGTTTGAACTGCTGTCAAAAAATCTGGTCTTTCAATCAAATAGATTGGACAAGGAAAATGATATGCGACTTGAAGTTGTGTGTTTTGAACAACTTGCGCCACAGATTCAGCGGCTTTGCATACTTTTTTCTTTAATTTTCTAACAGCAGTTTTAGCCATAATTGATCCCTTGGTTAATGGATAATCAGTTTACAACCTGAATCCATTGCCAAGCAAAAAAATCAAACTTATATTGATTTTCGTCAACAGGGCAATTTGGCGCTTCTTTCCAATTGTTATCTGCGCCACACCAAAGAAATAACATACCTTCAACACGGGCTGGTCTTGGAATTGGAGGAATCATTGAGCAAGTAGCTTCATCTAACGTCCATGCTGACCAATTTTCAGCTTGATCACGCGATCTAAATGTTGCAATGACTTCTTGTTGTTTTGCTGTTTTTTCTTCAGCAGTCATGTCGCGTTTATGCCACACATCTTTATAAACACCATCAATCAATTCATAAGTTGGCTCGTATGAAACCATTACTTCGTAAACATCCAAAATTGGGCTTGCAATTCTTTCAAACCTAGCAAATTCAGGAGGCAAATTGTTTACATCTACTTCAGGAAATGCTTGACGAAAATTGTCACCAAAAATGGGATGTTCAAAAGGTTGACCGTCTTTGATACGAATATAAAGTTCCATTATTTGCTTTCTAAAAATTAAGGCGTTCCAGCACAGGATGATGGGAATGAGCGTGATACACCGGGCCAAATAATCCGCACCGCACCATTAGCACCACCGCCGGGAATATTACATTGTGTAGAGCCGCCGCCACCATACGCGCCACCACCTGCACTGACTGTGCCGTTAGCACCGCCAGAACCTCCGCCGCCACCGCTTACACCGTAAACGCCTACTACTCCGTTAGCGCCTTGTCCATATACACCTACGCCACCGCCACCAGCGTAAACACCTCCGCCACCACCTCCACCAGCGCCCGCAGTAACAGCAGAACAATTGCCTGTAGCACCTGTTCCTTTACCACCGTTGCCAGAATAACCGCCAGCACCTCCGCCGCCTGTTCCACTAGCCGCAGAACCACCTGCACCGCCATTGCCTCCGCCATCATATGTGCAAGAAGGTGCGCCGCCGGGAGAGCCACAAGCACCGTAACTTGTAGCACCTTTTGCACCGCCAGTTGCGCTTACAGTTCCAAAAACAGCAGTAAATTGAGAAGTTCCACCATTTGCGCCTCCCCCTGCGTTTCCAGAGTTACCTCCAACACCACCAGAACCGACTACAACAGTATATGAATTAGTTGGAACTACAGTAATATTGTTTTTGTATGCAAGGCCACCACCTCCACCACTTGTACCGTAGTATGCGGACGAACCACCACCGCCACCGATAACAACAACAGAAACTGAAGTTACGCCAGCGGGAGGAATAAATGTGTATGTTCCAGCAGATGCAAATAAAGCAGAGCCGGGGTTGCTTGATGACACGCAAGTTGATGGGAATTGTCGGGTAGCGCCCGGCCCAACAATGCGAACAGCACCAATTCCCGCTAAAAATGATGCGCCTGATGACCTAGTGCCAGCACCGCCACCATACAAACCGCCCTTGCCTTTATTTGTTCCAGTAAGACAACCCAAAGTTCCCGGTGAGCCACCAGAGCCACCACAACCACCGTTAGCAGTATAAGCGGCTCTAACGCCACCCGCACCAGTTTGCCCAGTACAACCGTACAAACCAACACCGCCACCGCCACCAGAAAAACCATTAGAAAGATTACCAGCACCACCACCGCCAGCACCATATCCACCAGTAACGCCATTTCCGCCATTGTTGCCGCCGCGACTACCAGTATCCACATATCCACCAGCACCGCCACCACCGCCTGTGCTTTGAGTGCAACAGCAACCATAACCACCATTGCCACCACTTCCACCACCATCGCCCGTGTAAGAACCACCAGCCGCGTTGTAACCAGAATTTACATTAGGATTTGCACCGCCACCGCCTTTAACGACACACCTACTTACAAAATAACTGTCTCGTGTAGAAGTGCAACCAGTTCCAGCAGAAGTATTACCAACAACAACAGTGTAAGAATTTCCCGCAGTTACAGAATAATTGTTTTTGTAGCCTAAACCACCTCCAGCGCCTCCATTCCCGCCAGTAGCAACAAAAGTACCAGAACCAGCACCAACAGCTACAACAGAAACTGATGTAATTCCAGTAGGGGCAACCCAAGAAAACGTGCCGGGCGCGACATAAGCAACATCAACACTAACTGGTGATGCAAATGAACGATGATTTTGATAAACAGCTTGTAGTGCGCCACTCATGTCAAACCACTCCCTGAAATAAGCCAAATTCCTGAAGATGAAACACCTGAAACTTTAATAGCAGTTGCAGAGCCATATTGAGCCAATGTGCGTGTGCCAGTTGTGCCAGCACTTGAAAGATACATTGTGTCAGTTGTAATTGCAATACTAATTGAAGTTGAAGATAAGTTAATGAATGTAATTGCTGTGCCAATTGGATAAGCAACAGAAGATGCGGCAGGGATTGTGTATGTTGCCGCACCAGCGCCTGAAGCGTGATAAATATGCTTTCCAGAGTCAGCCAACACCATTGTGTAACTGCCAGTTTGTGCATTTTGCGGAATGTTTCTAAATCCAACCGAATCTGTACCATCAACGGTGCAACCGCTTAATGTGCCGCTTGTTGGTGTGCCAAGAACGGGGGTCACAAGAGTAGGTGATGTTGATAAAACAACGCTTCCTGTGCCTGTTGATGTAGTTGTGCCAGTACCGCCACCAGTAACAGCTAAAGTTGCCAATGACAGCGTACCGCTTCCATTTGTAACCATTGCTTGACCAGCAGTTCCATCAGCCGCTGGTAGCGTAAAAGTGGTTGTGTTGGCGGTATTAGGGCCAGCCAAGTTGACCGCACCACCTAATGTCGCTTGAAAAGTTAACTGTCCCATGATTTTCCTTTACGGTGCAATAATTAGCTGATTGGCGGTTAAAGCGCCTGTGCTTGGGTTGTATTTAAGTTTTGTAGAACTTACGTTTTGTGTAGTAACGGAACCTGATGTTGCGCTTGTAAACACCAAATAACGTGTAGCATTTGTGGTTGTGTCGTCAACAATCGTAGTACCAGAGGCAGGAGTTGCCCATGTAGGCGCACTAGAAGAACCGCCAGAAGTCAAGACTTGACCTGATGTGCCATAGTTAGCACCAGCAATACCTAATTCACCAACAGAGCCAATGCGGAAGCGTTCTATTGCATCTGTATAAAAAATCATTGGGTTTGCACCCGTTCCGTACAAAATTTTATTGTTGCTACCAGCGCTATTGCCGACAATAAAAGTGCTTGTGCCGTTATTAAATGTTACTTGTGGTGCTGTTGCATCGTAAACGGTTAGTTTTGTAGATGGCGAACTTGTACCAATACCCAACCCTGTTGAGGTGAGGCGCATTTGTTCTGCCGCATTTACATAGAAGATTGTTCCTGTATTACCGCTGTTGTATAAATTTAAAAAGTTTGATGTGTCGTTAAAAATTGATACAGATGGCGAACCAGAAGTGTTTTTAAATCCAATATAGTTATTATTGTTTAAAAAAATCTGTCCTGTCGTGCTTAAATTGCTTCCATCAAAAGTCAGCGCAGAGCCAGTAGCCAATGCACTTGTACTAGATGCGTAAACCACACCGCCTGATGTGAATGATGTTAGGTTTGTACCGCCATTTGCTGTCGCAACAACACCCGTCACATTTGTTGCGGTTGTTGCGGTTGTAGCAGAACCAACAGACAAAGTAGATTGGGCAACGTATTGAGGGCCAGCAACGCCAGCAGTCAAAACATAATTAGTTGTTCCAAGACCTAAAAAAGTGGTTGCACCAGTTCCTGTTTGGTAAGGAACAGAACCAGCCGCACCGCCAGCAAGGTTTGTAGCCGTTGTAGCGCTTGTGGCTGTAGCGGCATTACCGCCAATGGATAAACTCGTTGCAGTACCCGTTAAGCCCGTCCCTGCGCCTGTGAATGTGGTTGCGGTAACAGCCGCGGCAACAGAGCCGCCAATTGTTGTGCCGTTAATCGTGCCACCAGTAATTGCAACGCTAGAAGCCGCCTGAGTGGACATTGTTCCCAAGCCTGAAACTTGAGTGTTTGCAATCGCAATGTCAGAAGCCGCTAACACCGTTAACTGTCCTTGAGCGTTTACAGTAGCGGTCAAGGTCTTAGACGCAGAACCATAAGCGCCAGCACTTACACCCGTGTTGGTAATGCTGAAAACGCCAGTAGTTAATGTAAGACCCGTTCCAGCGCTGTAGGACGCGGCAACAGAGAAGTTAGACCAGTTGACTGCGGTTGTTCCCAGAGTCCCGCCCGGCTGTGCTGTGCAATACCAAGCCGTTCCCGTCAGGGTGCTTCCCGTTTCAATGAACGTGATGGCAGAAATCAATTCATTCCATGTGTCAGCATCAGGCGCTCTTGACCATGCCGTAGCAGAAGCCAAGTAAATGCCATTCTGTGATGCTGTGCTTTGGCTCTTAACCAAAACCCTATCACCAGCCGCGGGCGTTACGCCATCGCAAGCCTGTAAACCAGACAACGTAATGTTTGTCGTTGTGGCGCACAGAACTGGTTGCTTCCAAGAAAGACCAGCGGCAAAGTAATCTAAATATGTTTTGTTGACAACATCGTTTCCGCTTACGGGGGCGGTTGAGACTGTTGCAGTTGTAAAAGCCGCAGAGGATGGTGTTGTCGCACCAATAGTCGTGCTATTGATTGTGCTGTTTGTTATGTTTAAACCAGACTGATTTGGATTTGGGATAGCGTAAAAAGGCTGACCCTGACCAATAAAAGTCTGAAATGCGCCATCAACAGAGAAATAAGCCTGAACAGGCAGTAAATTCTGAACGTCTGAGTTTGATGGGCTTGTCATGGTTTATGCACCGTGAATGATTGCGTAATTGATCACGATGGCTTCAGCCAAAGGACTAGCCGTGTTGTTGTAAACACCAATGACAGCAGAGCCAGCCGCCACAGTAGCAACGTAAGGCCAGTAAGCGCCTGACGTTCCACCACTACCTACATTCACAATCAAAACGTCTTTGGCAGACAAAGTGCTGTTTGTCAAAGTAAACAAAACCGTTGTGCCAGCCGCCAATGAAGCGGCATTCATGGTAATTTGACCAGCAGACTTGTTTAAAGTCACGCCAGTTGATTTGCTTGTGGCTTGGGTAACAGTTCCTTGTGCTGATGCGTTATAGCCAATTTCGGCTGACGCATAAACATTTGTACCAGTTACAGCCGCAGGGGTTGTGCCGCCAATGACAGAACTGTCAATGGTTGCGCCTGTGATTGTGTCGTTAGCCAAAGGGGGGCTGAAGTATGCCCCGCCCGGCCCGACCAAACCCACGCAAACGCCCGCTGAATTAAATTCAGCTTGCACAGGGACAAGATTTGTAGATGATGTATATGCAACAGAATTAGCGCTTGACATGGGTTTTTTCCTTTAGCTTTGATCGCCAACAGGGGTCACATAAACGATTGATGGGCCAGAGGCTGAACCGATCATGCGAACGTAATAGGGACTTGCGGGTACTGCCAAGACAATTGGAACTGTCATAGAGGCGGGTAACACAAAGTTCCCTGTGGTTGAGCCGCTTACGGGCAAGACAGCCGCGCCCACGTTAGCATCGCCAAGGCTGACAGCAACATAGGTAGCACCCGTGTTGATGAAAGAAGCGTAGTTAACTTGGTCATTGGTGCTTGCAGTAATTAGCGTTGCGGCAGTAGAAGTCGCACCCACCGAAATGGCAGTTGTAACTCCTACAGGACGTAAGACCGTAGTATTAGACATGATTAAACAGCGTTTGAATCAAGGGGCAAATACTCAGGACGATTCACAACCACGGTGTAAGTACCAGCCGCGGCAGAAGCGCTTGAGCCTGTTGCATTGATAAACTGAACAATCAAAGTGTCAGCCGCAGAAACATAAGCATTGGCAACAGCAACGCCAGTAGTTTGAGCCGCGGGCAAAGACACTTGAACTGCATCACCGACCTTTAAGCCAGCAACGGTGACAGTCTTAGATGCGCCAGAAGTAGCAACGGTTGTGGCTGTAAAAGTCACACCCATAACAAATGCGTTGGAGATGTTTCCACGCAAGATTGTCGTTTGGAGAGCCATGATGATTCCTTTAGAGAATGATTAAATTGTAACGCCAAATAAAGAAAAAGCCACCCCTTTGACAGAGTGGCTTTCTTCTCTTTTATCCCCGATTAAAACTCGGAGAAGTCGTAACCGTAAACGAAAATGTCAACAGTACCGCCTGAAACGGCTGTGCCAACTTTTACATAAAGGGTTTGAGCCGAAATATTGGCAGTCTTTGTAGTTGAGACAACGGTTGAGTTAGTCACAAATGCAGAAGATGTGTTGCCTGTCAATGCGGCATTGCTGACGATCTCTGTACCAGCACCAGCGGGTAATGTCCAAATAGCCAATGCACCAGAACTAACGTCTTTGTTAGCGTTGGTGATAGCCACGTTCTGAACAGAATAGGAAGTGGTGTTGTTGATAGGGAGAGTTACAGAAGAATCACCCGTTTGGCTGATAGGCACACCGCTGGCGTAAGCCAATAAGCGGATTGCCTGATTTGTTGCCAAATTAGATGGGTGAATCGTTGTGGTACTTGATGGGCCGGGATTTGCCATGATATGTTTCCTTAAATTAAGTTTAGAACGGGGGGATTATTAGTCCCCCCTAGACCATTAGGCGGCTACGCGGCAAGCCAACTCTGGGTAGAGTGGGGCCCAACCATACAAAACGTCCAACCTTGTTGGGATGGAATC